TTCTCTGTTACCACCATCGGTAGTATCAAATGTGATGTCAGTGACCAAGTACATTTTCTCTTTCATGGGAGAGTCTTTGAGTGATGTATGTACTTACTATACACCAGAATCTGACCCATGCAATAGGGTGTGTGACAGTTTATTAGCTGTCACTAAACAGGGGGATTACGTTTGTCTTTGCGTGTATCGTTCTGTTTATGTGCTCTTCCCACCGAACGGCATCGTCCAAATTGTAAAATATCGCTTGTTGGCGGGACTTTCCCTTCTTTTGTTTCTTCATCCAAACGACAGCGTATTTCATGATAATATTGAGGGTATACTAGAATAGCAGCATAGTGACGACCCCATCTAGAGTTTGCACTCGTAGGAAGAGGTTCATCTATGAAGCATATCGTTAGATAGTCTTCACATATGAAATTAATGTAACCTGTTACATCATGCCATTGTACAGGTTGGAGTAATTTAAGATCACTCGGTTTCATCAAAATACTTGCGATCTTTGTTCTCTGGTTTAGGGAGACGGAACATCTCTTTTAAATCATTGAGATCACTTATCTGTTTTCGCAGGTCATCAATCTGTGCCTGCAGCTTTAGTAAGTTTTGATCGTTGTTACTTTGCAGCATGAGTATATTCTCTACTGCTTGCTTTAAATCTTCTTCAGTCATTTCAGTATCGTGATGGAATTAGATGATATGGTGAAGGATCTTCCTCTACATCATTGATGCAAGATAGCATCTCTTCATATAATTGTCTAGACGAGACTTCCTCATCTTTGAGGTAATCTTGAATAACATGTTTGAGACGGTCTTTACGCTGTGATGCATAATCTGTATGATGATGTGAATTAGCCACTGAACTCCTCCTGACGACGAATCTCAAGGTAATTAACGATTTCATCTCTCCATTCCATCAATTCGTTGTAGCACTCTTGATTATGAGCACATGCACGAAGAGCAGGATCTGGTTTGATAACACTTTCATAAAAAAGACCAAGTGCATCTCGTCTTTTCTCGTGTTTGAGATTCAAGTCCATCTGATTGTTCATGACTTTAGTATTTTAGATGATGTAAAAAAGGATTGCAAGGGTTTGTAAGGATTTCTTTATTATTTGTTGGGATGTATGGAAACGCTAATCGTACTGTCTAAAGCACCATACTGTCCAGTAGGATGAACATTGAATGCTATGCTGCATCTATCAATCCTATCTTTATGTGGTAAAATCATATGAAAAACATGAGATGGAAATAGTACAATATCTCCTTTCTTAGGTGACATAACAAATTGATTAGATTTCACCATACCATCATTCTTATCATTTAAACCTGATGACCATCTCCATGGTAGAGGATGTCTGAATATAATAGGTGATGCATTATCAGTAAGATATAATACACCACTCAATAAAGAATTGCAATGCATATGATCCAGTCCATGCCTGTAACCTGCCACAGTTTTAGTCATCCAACTGGTGAATATACTATATTCCACAAATCCCAGTTCAGACATAACTTCAGATACTATCTCATTAACTGGATCAAAGAGAAAGTTAAAATTGTTATCAAGAATGTTTTCATCAACACTCATAGCTGACGCTGACCTACATGTTGTGCTTTTGATAGCATTGTTAACTTGCTCAGTATCAAATTCTATTCTATCAAAATAGAAAGGACATGCAAATAGATCTTTTCTATCCATCTAACTCCCAATCCAATTTGTCAATGGATTCTTTACAAGACACACATGTGAGTGCAGACCAACTAAAATGAAATACTAGACTAGGATGAGAGCATTTAGGACAAACGATCCATTTACCATCCTGTCCTGCTCTTGTGTAACGAGAAACTTTTGTCATGGGATTAAGTTACCCTCCTCATCATACCAGTCATCAGTCACATTTTCAAGTTCTACTCCTTCATCATCTGTATCACACTGGTCAATTGATCCAATGTCACAGACTGGTACTTCATGCTCACCACCAATCAAATACCATGGCATAATAGTACCATGATACTCAGGATGAGCAGAGTATTGTGTTGTGTATTCTCTCTCACCAAGATACTTGATCTGATCCTCAGGAATTGAATGATCCCTTAGAATTGCTTGGATCTGCATATGAGTGAGTTCATACTGTTTGGGTACTTTCATTTGATCAAGCATTTCTGATGTTAAAAGAAAAAACGATACGTTCTGAGTCTGATTGTACTGCCTTACACTGGTGTGCTAAGCATGACGGGAAGAAGATAATGTCACCTTCCTCAACCTCAGGAACATACTCTATCATATTACCATTCACAAAGTCAAGGTATGGAGCAAAAAAAGTCGTTGCTTGGTGGTCACTTTGTAAACTGGCATATAAAATTGCCGAATAACCCAAAGCTCCATGATTATGGGGTTGATGATATCCACCACGACCATACCGTTGACCCCATACATTATGAATATCAAATTTTTTTGGATATGCTTGATCAAACTCCTTTAATGCAGGTTGTAGTATTTCAAACAACTTGTTTGCATATGGTGGTAGTTTACCCTCTTCGTGATATTTAAAATAATCTGTTTGGCAACCATCACATTCCTCAGTGTCCATCATGTCAATGATCTCATCCTTATGTTCACTCCAATTCTCAACTTTATATGAGAGAATTGAAACTACAAATGCTGCTTCAACTTTCATGTATTCTTGCCTTTTCTCAATGCTTCATTCTCATATTCTATAGCACCATCTGGTCTTACAACATAACAATGATACCAATATGTGTCATCAGTTACTTCATCCTTGCGAGGGAAATAATCAGTAACAAAATCAAATGCTAACTCTGCATTCTCAAATTCAATATATCCATAATACTTACTCTCTAATGTAACAGCTAGTTCTGCTGGTACTTCCTCATCAATCTTGTAGTAATCAACAACAATCTTCTTGGCATCATCTGATGTTACTTCTAATCTTGGGTTTTCCCAATATACCATAGCACCAGAGACAGTGGAAGCATGTGCTTCAATCTGATCCCAATCTCTAGCACTATCAAATGTCTGTAGGTTCTGCATTTTTATCCTCCAACTTCTTTAATTTATAAGCAGCACTAACTCTAATACCATAAAATTGTCTACTTGTATCTTCTGCATAGTGTAGCATATCTGATGGGAAACACACTGCTGATCCTGGTTTAGGGAATACAGCATCAAATCTACCATCATCTTGTACAAAAAGAGTTTTACCACCCCACGTTAAATCCCATGCAGGATTACAAAATAACAGGAATGTATAATCTGCACTATCTTGATGCATACAACCTTCCAATCCTCTTGTATGTCCATTAACATAATAATCAAGAATTTTAAATTTGAATGGTAAAAGAATTTCAATCTTTTCAGGAATGACACTATCAAACATTGCTGTTCCTTTTACATCCATTTTCCAAAACTTTTTATGTGGTGCTGTAGGATCACTAATAGCACCCCATTGCCACCTTGGACGACTGCAGATCTTTTCAATCTCTTGCATCTCTTCTCTAGTGAGAATAGTATCCCACGACTTAATATCAGTTAATAAAGCCATACTAATTTCTCATCATTAAACTACGTTTGGTTATTCCACAAACAACATGATCAAGTGCTGTTAGGATCTCTCTATCTTCATACTCAGATTCTTCAAAGCGTTCTATTAATTTAAGATGTAATTTATTCATCTCTGTGATGTAGTATCTCATAGTAGGATCTGGAATTGAACTCTCTATCCAAAATGTGACACATTTTCTAACACCAGAGGTTACTGGTCTAACACCATGAACATAATCAGAAGGATATATTAAAATCTTTCCTGCCTCTAGCTTCCTCTCAATAGTTTCTGTTCCTATTTTAATATAGTGTTCACCACCTTCAAAATCATCATTTAATGTGATAACAGCAGTATAATCAGTTCGGTTACCCCACATGTTCCAGTAGTCTACATGATCATCATAATGCTGTCCTTCTTCATACTTTAACTGATAACATGGACTAACTCTATTAATTGGATGTAAATCAGATACAATAGACTCCCTCATAAATTTATGAATAGAAGCATTCATCATCTTGTTTAATTCAGTATCCTCTTGTTGTGTATTATCCTTTACTCTTTTATCCTTAGGACCTGTTCTAGCACCATCAACAAATCTTCCAGAATCAAATAGACTGACTAACTGTCTGATTTGATTAGAATTAAGAAAATCATATTCATATATCATTTTATTGACCTGCTTGAGATTTAATCATTCCATCTACAGCTTGCTTATATTGTAAAACTACATTTGGTAGAGGAGTACACATATTAATAACCTGATCAAAACCAATTAAAAATGATATATCAGACGAGAAGAATTTCCATGGTGTAAACGTCACACCAACTCCTCCATCTTTAATAGGTCCTGTTCTGGCCAAGACAAATGGGTATACCATATTATAGCATAGTTTCTGGTCAACACCATCAACCTTTTCAATATGATCTTTTACATTAGCGATCACCTCTTCTCCCGTTGATAAGGTAAGAATGAGAATATTTAATTTATCTTCCATAATTTAGTTATTAATTAAACGTTGTTTTTTCCTATCATTTCTAGGAAGTCGTCTAGTTCATCTTGGGTATTACCCTCAAATGGTCCTATTTTGTCAGCAGGTGGGAAAACTTCCTCAGGATTCTTAATCCTAAAGTTAGATGCGATAGTGTGTACAATTCTCTTAGCAAACTCACCAATAGTAGCTGGAAGGAACATTCCAAACTGGTCATCAGTATCTAAGTATGCTTTACCTGCATTCATATCATTACCATCTGTATCTTTCAAAGTTAAAAACTTTGCATATGCTATTGGATTGAAAGGAAATTTAACATCATCAGCATCTTGACCATCATAGTCTTGTGGTATTTCTCTTAACTTTTGTCTATATGCTGTCCACTGTGCTTTCAAGGTAGCATCAATAGGAGCATCAGGCATCTGTGTCCAATCACAATCTGAAAGAAGGAAGTTTCTGATCATCTTAATACCTTCCCAAGATACTTTATTCCATCTACCATACTCATTGTATAGTTTTTCCTGAATAACCTCCTGTTCAGTATCCTGATACTCAAAGTATTTCTCTTTAATAGTCTCAGCTATTTGTGCTACTTCAGCTTCAGTTGGTTCTCTCCATTGATATGTCTTCCACTTTCTTTCTTTAGTTGCACGATCATATACATATTTTTTCTTTTCAATACCATATGATCCATCACTGAAATAATTCAAGTGAATCAAACGATCTTTATCAGATGTCCAAAATGGAAATAGAACGTTTTGGATATTAGCATTCCAAAAATCCTCACCAATAAATTCCGTCTTACCATCAACGAGAATCATTCTTTCTAGTGCATTAACTTGCACCACTACACGTATATCTGCCATTTGATTAAGGGATTTTAAGGAACCAGCCTGTTGCAATATATTTATCATGGCTAAAGACTGTATTTCCACGATGAACATGTGTCATTCCTGCTGGCCAGATCAGTAATGTACCTGTTTGTGGTTTGTATCTTTTCCTTTGATACAAGAATTCAGTCTCTGCTTCTCCATCTGGCATATCATTTAAGTATACCATCCATGCTAACTCTCTGTTAGCTGCTCTAAAACTAGAGTTTTCATAATGCCAAGTATGATAACCACCTCCAACTGGAGTCTTCTGCACTTTCAAACCAAGGGATGACATTTTAACTCTACTGATATGGTCATACTCTTGTTTATAGTTTTCAAATGCAGCATTCAAATACTTATAGAAGTGTGCAGACAATCCCATATCAATGTCATCATACATCATACTGACATCATTACGTGCCAGTTTCTTTTCTGGCATCTGATCACTTCCATATTGACCGTAGTCTGGGTTAACCTTTAGATAGTCTTCAAAATTAGATATAATAGTATTACAGATCTCATGATGTACAAATCTTCTATACACCCCAATGAAATCTTCAAATTTACCTTCAATTCTGTCAGGATCAATTATCAATCCACTTTCACTTGCTTGCAGCATCAATACGCTCGGATCATATACTTCACTAGATGATAGCGTGTTAGCAACGGAATGTCAATGTCGGGTTGCAAGGCAGATGAAACATTCAGTTTAACAGCAGATGATAAGGTAAATGTACCTTCGTTCACCTCAAAACCAGCAGAATTGATTGGATCTCCTTGTGGTTCAATACGTTCAGTAACAAACTCAATACCTAAATCAGTCTTACCAGAAGGATATGTTGTAATAGTTTGTTCTACCTCCTCGTGTTCAAATGAAACATAATCAATACCAAAGTTATCATTATCAGCATTTCCAGCACCAGATCTTTCTTGCCTTATTTCTAGTATTAAGTTACCCACTCTATATGCTGTTGGCAGAGGAATACTAACAAAAGTCCAATCTGTAGGACCAACAGTAGAAGAAATTGTACCAATCTTAGTAAAACTGGTAGCATTATCACTACTAGCAAATAGTTCTAGTGGTTCACCTGGTGCTTCTCCACCATTACTACCATTACCACAAATAACTCTAAACTTAACTGCTAATATTTCTGCTTGCTTTGTGTTAGCTGAAGTAGCATTGATGCCAATTGACCTTGCCCATCGTGTAGCTTCATTTCCAACAAACCTAAGATATTTTTCAGCATCAGTAGAAGTAAATCCACCATTGACACCAGATCCAGTTCCAGATTCAAAATAATCAACAGAGACACTTGCACTATCAAATAATCCAGAAGTCGTTGAAGTTCCTGTACCACCAGGAATTGTAGTTGTTACTTGATAATTAACACTACCATATCCACTTTCTCCACTGTTATTTCCACCAGATCCAACAACTAATGTTCCAGCATTCATGTTAGTAGCATCAAATTGGAAGTTCATGTGGTTACCTGATCCACCACCACCACCGCCAGGACCATAGAAGGTCTGGTTTTGTGTAGCAACAAATCTAACTCTACCATCACCACCATCAGCCATTTCTCCTAAACCAACAGTTCCACCATTACCAGCATTTGATTCTGATATTAAAGATGCTTGTGGACCTGATCCACCCGATTTATATGCACTTTGTCCTCTATTAGCACCAAAACCGTCTCTAACTGAGTTAGAACCGTTTCCAGCACCTCCACCACCACCGATACCAGTACCACCACCGACGCCGCCACCGCCGCCACCGCCTCCTCCACCAGTACAAACTGAATTGAAACCAGTACCACCAGATCCAGAGAAAACATTAGTTAAAGATTGAGCACCATCATTATTACTAAATCCACCATTTTGAGCAGATGCTTGGTTATTATCACCAGCACCACCACCGCCGCCACCTCCACCAGCACCAGCGATCATAACTACAGAAGTACCAATAGCTGATGCAGCACCACCAGATCCACCAGCACCACCACCAGTACCATAACCACTAGCACCACCAGAAGCAAAACCAGTATCGTTTAATGGTGCAGCAACATATCTTGGACTACTTTGAGCAACATTAGAAGGATGTGTTCCTCCACCACCAACATAAACTCTTAAAGCACTATTATTACCAAGAGAAGCAATATCAATATTAACATTAAGAAATTTACCAGAACCACCACTACCTGGCCACCAACCACTTGAATCACCAAGACCACCTGATCCACCTCCACCACCTGTAATTTCTGCTCTTAAACTATCTAATGGCCATCCAGTTGGAAGATTATAAGTATAGAAATCTCCATCTGGTGTGGTAAAAAGTTGAGATACATCAGTAGTACCAGTAAATAAAGTTCTAGAACCATCACCACCTGCACCTACAACATATGCAGTGGTAGCACCAATACCTGCTGAATTCACAGTACCATCAGTTCCATCAATTCCAGAGAAATAATTATTAATATTGATAGTTAATCCATTTACAGTATAATTACCACTTGAAGTGACATTTGTCGTAGACCCACCAGAAACAATTCTACCTTGTCCACCACTACCAGCAGCACCACCACCAGGTAAAAAGGTTGTTGTAGTTCCACCTGTGCATTCTCCTCTAGAAGTAAACATGGTGGCACCATTATCAGCCCTTGTAGCAACAAATCCAACACCACCTGGATTATTATCCCAGGTATCATTACCATCAACAGCAAAATCATTTTTAACTTTAACTTTCAACTGATACCAACCAGTAGATGTTAGATTACTAGCAGGAACAACCAATGTTGCACTGCTAGTATAAGGTACACCAGGTCCTGAAGTATTTGGTGGTGTTGCGTTACCTTGTATATAAGTCCCATTAGGATCCCATAAATCCATTTCAGACAGACCATCACAATGAAATTCAACATTAAAACCAGCAGCTGCAAGAGATGCATCTACATTAATACCAACACCAGCTTCTACCCATGATCCTACGTAAGGATCTGAACTTCCTACTGGAGCAATTGGATAAATTCCATTGGTTAATAAGAAAGTAGACCATACAGCAGCAGCACCAGAAGATATATTTCCTGTTCCTACTGCAACCCAATCTTTTGTTTGTAATAATTGTGTCCATGAATCACCTCCTCCACCACCACCTGCAAAAATCTGATATTGATTACCACCATAGTTAAATTGATAGTAACTATCTCCACCATCACCACCATCATCACTACTAGTAGCACCACCACCGCCAGCAGCAGTAAGAGTACCAGTAACTCCTGCAATTGGAAGTTGTTGTTGTGTAGGAGCAGGAACTGTATAAGATCCTCCAGTAGTCTGTTCTATAACCTGCTCTTGTGTAACGGTACTTCCACCAGGTAATTGAATTGTTTTACCACCAATAACATATGAGCTGTCAATATCATATACTGTATCAGGTGGTTGTTGAATAACTGTTACTTGATCAGCTGGTAAATTTCCCGCAATTTTATATTGCATCTCTAATACAATATTTTCAGTTGCACTACCATTTGTTGTTGCACTCAATGCATTTAGTTTTCTTGCATTATATTTTGATGTTGCTAACCTAAAATTATCATCATCATTTTTAATTACATACCACTCTGTATTAGTAGCAAATGTAACAAATTGACCATCAACATCAAATACTAGAGGAGTTGATTGATTATTTTCCTTAACTCTAATTTTATAACCAGTAAACAAATCATGACCAGGAATATTAAATATTGTTCCTGATGGATCACTAATAATATTAGTAGCAGTAATAACACGTTCTACAATCTCACCAATACCACCTGTATTACCAAATGTAGAAACAGTTGGATCAGTAAGAATATAATCCACAACACCATGACTGTGAAATAATGGTACACCTCCAGCAGGTAAAAAATAACTAACCTGTCCTACACTATCCTTATAACTAGCAAGACAAGTATCAACAGCATATCCAGTACCTTCAAATGCTCCTGCTTGAGGTGCTGTAGATGTAAGAATAGCATGTTCATGTTCAGGAACTGCACTTATCATTTTTTCCTGTAATGGTCCTATTTGCAATCCCACCTCACCAGTCAAAGTTCCACCAACAAATTCTGTTATATTCTGATATCCAGTTATTACAATATTTCCAATATCAAATAATGCTTCTTGTTGTGTTTTTGAGAAGAACCATCTACCTCCAACATTACCAACAGTAGAAATAACATTACCTGATACAGGAGATCCGCTACCACTAACACCACCACCAACACCAACTATCTTTCTAGCTTTATAATCAGGAACATTAAATTTAATACCACCAGAATCTGCTCCAAAATTTTCTGGTTTATATGTTCCAGATGTTCCACCATACTTATCCTCAATAACCTCATATAATAATGGAAACTCATCTGCATCATACTCACCTCCATCACAATATAACCATCCAGGATATTGCATTGCTGGATCAATACCAGTATCAGAAGCTGTAGTTACAATTTCAACTCTTGCATCTCCACTACTACCTGGTTGAGTAATATAAACCACATCACCATCAGAATATCCATATCCAGGATTTTTAATAGTAGCGAAATCCACTTCACCACTTTGGAGTGCTGATATACCAACAGTTAATCCAAATCCAGTGCTTGATGCAACTTTAAGTGTTCCAGTATCACCAACTTGAGTGATATTATAGTATTTGCCTGCAGCAATATCTCCATTACTCCTAGACCATTTAATAGTATTAGCATCAACAACATCAACTAAGAATGAAAATCCTGATTCAACTTTAATACCACCAACACCATTTAATGCCAAAGTTGCTGTTGCTGTAGCACCTGATCCACCTCCACCAATAAATGTGACCTGAGGGAATTGATATCCTGCACCACCATCAATAACATTAATTCCAGTAACCTTTCCTGTAGCAAGATCAATTTCTGCACCAAATGTACCAGCTTTAGTAGGACCACTACCATTATCAGTTACCTGTACAAGTGGTGCAGATGTGTAGTTACTACCACCGCCACCACCAATAGTAAAAGATTGAATAGATGCACCTAATGTAAGTAGGTTACCACCCTGATCTGTATCAATAACTGTAAGTTTATCTCCCTCAATAAAAGGATGATTAGTAATAGTAATATTATCATCACCTACTCCAAAGTTTAATACAGTAGTAGGAATATCAAGCTGAATTGGAATAGTAGGATACCCAGTAACTGTACCTAGATCAGTTGTATATCCAGTACCACCAGAAGTTAAACTAGCAACTGCTCCTAAGTTTTCCACAACACCATTATCTGTTACTTTATCATCAGTTGCTTTAAAAATAGGTACAACAGAACCAATTGGCATCGTAGAGTTGCCAAATGTTGACTTATCTGTTAGATAATTAGTACGAATATTTCTTGGCATTTTAGGTCTTGATTAAGTATTCTACCATTACAAAAGGTTGGATTAAATTATCAATCTTTGTATCACTTTCTGCATTAATACTGATAGAAGCAGTCATCCCATCAGTAGAAATAAATGTCTCTGGTATATTTAACTGATAATTGGTAAGTCCCGTTGTATAATTGATAGTATGCGTGTGTTGTGTAGGATCATCCTCATAATCAAATGCCTCTGTGGTCTCAATAATATTTGAAACTTGAGGATATGCAACTTGGGGAGCATTATCAACAACAGTATCTACTGGCAAAACATTATGTAAAGATGTGTTATGAGAATATCCTCCAGAATCTTGAATATTAGAACCATAAGATGTAGTATTTACTCTTAATCTAAATTCAGTTGATTCAGCACTAAGATTATATGATCCTATATTTGAAAATGTAAGAGTATCATTAGCACTATATCCAACACCAGGATCCGTAAGAGCAACAACTTTATATCTTGTATTAGTTGGAAGACCACCATCACCTGGCCATGCTTCAAATCTAACAGTTAATCTCATTCCAGTTCCACTTCCACCAACCATGTCAGTTTCACCTGTACAAAAATCATCCAAACTGCTCCATAAAGAACTACCAGCAGTAGAATAAGACCATTGTCCTAATCCTTTATTAAAAAATCCAGCTGTATCAACATCTAAACTTTCATATAAAGCAAATGATTGTAATACACCACCAGTAGAAGGTGTAGTAGTAGGAATATCATCATTACCAATATTAGAATCACCTTCAACAAAGGTAGCAGGTAATGTTGGAACTGCGTCCGCACAGGTCATAGCAATACGAAGAGTAACAAATATTATTCTAATATTTTGATAACAAGGACCTTCTGGTGTAGTACATAGTGTTAATGTTCTACCTTCAGGAATCAAACAACTAGTTTCAAATCCCAGACAACCTCCCTTACAAATACCATAATATTCATACGATACACTAAAACCACTAGGAATCCAATAACTACCAGTATTCCAATGTACTGATTGCATCCAATGTCTACATGCAGGCTGTCTTTCAATATTGGTACAATTTTCTCCTAGTGCTTGAGTTTGTAAACCTGTATTATCATACCAATTAAGTATACCAATTGTAGATGCGTTTGTATAATAATTTAATTCATATATGTCACTACCACCACGTCTAATAGTTCTAGATCTAAGAGTAGTTGTAAAGTGTGCATGTGGTAAGAAAGCATTTGCACCTATAATTTCTTCATCTGGAGCTCTAGGTCTAGTAAAACCTACATTACCCGTAAGATTAACAGTTCTAGGAGGAACTCTAAATTGTCCTGTCATATCAACAACTGCTTGTGCTCCTACATTAGATGTAACATTAACACCAACACCAGATCTTTCAATAGTTTGACCAGCAGCATTAATTACTGTGTTATCATTAATAACACCCTGATCTGATGCAGAACTAGCTTTAATAGTTTTAGATCTTAAATCAGGTACTTGAAATTGTGAATCTGATAATGTTACTCCTTCTTGTTTAAATGCACAACTAGCACCAGTTCCAATAACTTCTGCTAATGCTGGATACACATTTTCATTATAAATCTTACCATCACATCTCAAATAACCAGCTGGTAATAATTCTAAACTATTACCAACTGCAGGATCATTTACTTCCAACTCTTGAGGAAAAGCAATAAGCGTTCCTGTAGTTGTTCCTATCTTAGTTCTTTCTTGGTTTAAAAAGACTGGCATTTTAGTAAGCTCTGATAATCATCAACACGGTTTGTGATGGAGTATTATTGTCCATAAGAATATTTAACGCATCTTCTATGTCAGAAACGTTAACTGTATAAGATTGTACGTTATTTACAGCAATATTTGGTGGAATTCTAAGTCCACCCCTGTTCATAGAAACATCAAAACTAAAGTGGTTATGTGATGCTACTGCTGCATCTGTAAAATCTTGTCCAATATGACTGAGGTTAGTTGGATATGTAGTTCCAACATCACCATTCAAATAGTTTGGTCTACCGAAAATAGTTGTGGGTGGTGGGAATATACCAGTCACCTGTTTCATATGGTGATCATAATTATATGTATCTGAAAATGCCTCGGTAAATGCACCATGAGCAGGAATAGTTCTTTGTAGAGCAGGTGCAGGAATTTGATCTTGTGTGAAAGTTTTTGATTCATTTGTTAGAACCAAACTATTTTCATCATAATAGGTCATTGATCCATAACCATTTGTCCATTGGTCTGCACTATCAGTATTGTTAATACCAGTTAAATTCGCAGATTCATAACCAGCTCCATATGAGGACTGTGGTGCCTCAAATACCTGAACATATTTACCACTAGGAAATGCTGTTGTATATTGTCCTTTATGTTTATGACCAGGTGTATGGTCAATACCTAATTTTCTACCTATAGTATAATATGTCTTAGACCATGTAGGATCATTTAATGCAATATTTTGAATTTTTCCTGCCATTGTATCAACTGGGTCCAGTTGAAACTGTAGATTTGTATCAGCACTGTAGATAGTTGGTGGAGTAACACCAGTACCATCACCATCAACTAAAGATCCAATCACAGAATCAGCATCTGGTTGTCCAAACTGATATTTCGCATCTTGTAGATATGAACGTTCAAGGTCAACCATTGACCTACCATTCATATTAGGTACTCTAAAAACATCACTCTCCTCATAGTCAGGAAAATTACCAACAATAGATGAGTCAGTAGGACCATATGTATTTCCTATCATAGATGCCAATAAAGGATATCTACTAGCTGGAAATGACCTACCATCACAAACAATCCATCCTGCAGGTATATTATCAGGACGATCCCCTGCACTAGTCTGTCCACTCCAAGGCATGATAGTGCCTACTGGAGCGGACTTCATCGTTTTTAGTCTGTTATAGTATGCCATTATAGTTCAGTTAACCACCAACCTTGATAGACAGAAGGGATAAAGTTATCACCATCTGTTTGTCCAACATAAATGAGTCCGAAGGATGCATTTCTGTTTTGAACAACCAGTTCACCAGATCCATATGGTGAAGACAAACCACCTAACTTAGTTCCTGAAGTATCTCCTTGAAGTGATACTGGTTCACCTCCAATGATTGGAGCACGAATTACAAGTGAGTTGTTGTAAGTTAATGCTCCCGCAACTTCAGTAAATCTGATAACATCACCTGTTTCAGGATTGTTTGGAAGTGTTAGGATAAGAGCACCTGTAGCAGGAGCTACTGCTATAATATAATTTATATTGACAGAAAGAGTAGAATCTGTGTTGACAAACTTAGTAATATGTCCACCATTCTTATTCTTCCAACCAGCATAACCAAATGCATTGATAGATGAATCTTGTAAAATGGTGAAGCTATTTGCACCATTAGCACCTAGATTTCTAACATCTAAAATTGGTTGAGCATTTGATGGAAGTGTGGAATTAATACCAGCAACATCAAGTAATCTACCAACGAAAGTATCACCATATTCTGGTTCAACTCTGAATGTTGGAGTGAATGCCTTATTATTAAATTGGATAGCATCAGGATCTTCAACACACTTAGATGGGAAGATTCTTAATGTACCACTAATATCAGTAGAAGCGTTGATGTCAACTGCTCCTCCCTCAAAGTGGTGTTCCCCGTTATTCTCTACCGTTAAGATAGGTACGTTATTATCTGTACCAGTGATCTCAAAGTTAGAACCAATAAACTTAACATCATCATATACATCTAATTTACCATGATGATAATCCTTCTTAACTAATGGAACAGCACCTACACCAGTAATAGTGCTAGTTACAAGGAAGATTTCATTATCAATTAAGATCCAGTATTCACGATCAAGGAAGAATGGAACAACATCACTGTTCTCCAGTCCAATCTCAACAGCGTTAGATCCACCAGCAGGAATATCTGCTGTTGTAACTGTATTCTCTCTGAATAGAATTCTGAATACAGTTTCACCATCACTGTGTGTTGATGCTGTACCAGGAACATTAGTTAAAGATCCAACACGAGTAACAGGTAAATCACCTGAATTTCCAGAAGCAGCTACTGGAGTTCCATTGATCTGCATGATCTCTTCATTTCCACCAGATCCAAATCCAACGAAGATGAAGTCACCATTTTCAAAATTACTAATATCATCAACAGGAAGTGCTGTAGCATTTGCTGCGATAGTTGTAGTAGTATTAACGAATGTAGTGGCAATACCGTTGTCTACCTTAGGATCTTTGAGAACTGTGTAAACTGTAGCACCCTTTGTATGTGCATCAGAACCAGTACCATACTGAGATCTATTTGCTAGTATAGTACCACTTGCATTACCAATTACTGTATTACCAGAACATCCATCAATACTGAAGACCTCACGAACTCTATCAGTAACTGTGAATTTCTCATCCTTAGTTGCATTAAATGAAATGCCAGTTGCACTACCAGATCCTGTAAATGGAACGTTGAGTGTAATTGTGCTGCCATCAATGCTAACAATCTGAGGATCAGTTAGTCTAGTTCCTACTTCAGGGAATATATTTTGTGGTAATGTTACTGTACCACCATTGTCTACTAATTCAACATAATCACCAACCTCAAGTCCCTCAACTGAAGGAATAGCAGTAATTGTATTAAGTGTTGCTACTGCACTACCAACGAATGCTTGAGCTGATGCAGTCTTACATCCACCAACAAAGTTGAATGAACCGTTAACAGTTAACTTACCATTCTCTCCATCAACACCATCGTTACCAATGATTGTTTCACCAGTTACACTGTCAACAGAGAATAAAACATTACCACTTGGACAACCATCAGTTATCTCAAATTTCTTATTAACAACTTCTAATGCAGTAGCAAGTTTAAATATTTCACCCTGATTGAAGTCGCCATCACTATTGGTATCTTCACGATCAATAATAACATAATCAGTACCAACTTCTAATGTTCCACCAAATGTTGCTAGATATACATCTTCCTGAGAAGTTCCATCTCTAACACCATCAATTGCTTGAGTGATCCATGTAGCATCAAATGCAATGTTACACTTATAAATTGGAGATCTAGTACCTGGCTCGTCTGGATGAGTATTGATCTGAGGTGCAAAAGTACCAAGTGGTTCTCTCTCAACAATTAGGTAGTAAGGAGCAGTTTCAGATGCTGCTAAACCACCAACTGCAATACGAACAATTTCAGGTCTGGTGTTATTACCTGTGTCAACAGGAGCATCAATTAATAGATAATCACCCTCATTAAAGTAACCATCAACCAATGGATTTAATACTGGTAGATAATATTGCTTACCAGTTAGAGGTAGTAGTGTTCCACCTTCAGGACCAGCACCAGGAATTGTTACATTCTGGAAGTCAACTGGATCACCCCAAGCTGCAGAACCTGCGGTATCAATTCTATTGTATTTTGGATCAGAAGATGGTACTGCAAGGACGTTAACAATATCAACGTTTTGATTGAAACTAGCAGGTCCTAGAACACCAGATGGATGTTCAATTGCTGTTGTTCCTAATGATTGTCCAACACCAACGAAGGAGAAGGAAGAAGTACCACCACAGAGTTTAACACTAGCGTTAAATGTGGTCTCACCATCAATCTCAAGACTGTTTCTAATAGTAGTTGTACCACCTTGACCAGCGATATTAACTTCAGAAGCATTTATAGCAAAGTCAATTGTCTGAGTATTACCAGAGAAGAAACTAACAATACCTGCTTCAGTTGATAGAGTTACAATCTGTTCAGGATTATTTCTATCTCCACCAAGTTGCTTAAATGAACCAAAGGTTACATCACCTGCAAACTTAGCTCTCTTAACTTCAAAGTCAGCATATGATAGAGACTCAACACGATTATATGCACCACCAATCTTTGTCTTAGATATTGCAGCATCCCGATCAATATTACCAATAAAGACATTAGCATGATCAGCAGAATTACCAATATAAACAAACTGATCACCCGTAGACTTATCACCAATGTAAATCCATTGAGTAGAACTGGTATTGTAATCACCAATTCTGATAGTCTTGGCATAACCACCAATGTGTAAACCAGCAGTGTTATCACCACCAACAAATGTGCTATCATTGAACAAGTTAACTTGTCCAGTTGTCTGAGTGGTTCTTACTTCAGCAAGAGCACCATCATCACCATTGACTTCAATGTCATGCTCAAACTTAGCATCATCAGTAAATCTAGATGTGCCATCTACAACCAGAGCTCTGTCTAGTTGAGAGTTATCAACATTAATACCAACACGACCATTGTTTGTAGTAGCAACACGTAATACTGCTTCATCATTAGGAGCAGCACTGTCACCACCAACTAAGAAGGCATTATCAATAGGAGTCTTATCACGATCAGCAAACTGACTATGCTGTAAGTAATCTCCAGTTGTTTTACCACTGATGAATGCATTACCAACAACATCTAAGTTTGCTCTTGGATCAGTTGTTAGATTCTCAACAAATGCATTTGTATATGCATCATGAGAAGATCTTGCAACTGTGTTAATACCTAGTTTGTAATCACCAATAGTCTCAGTTTCTGTTCTTAATGCTTCAGCACCAAGTACACCAACTTCCTTGAAGTTAGCATTAGAGAACTCAATAGTAGGAACGTCAGAACCAGCAGGAGTTCCAGCAACAATGTTTTCCCAAGGTTGTGAATCCTGTGGAATCTGATCAATAACTTGGAAGTGACAGTAGTTATTTGTTGGACTGAATGGATCACCAGGCTTAGCAGCATATACTGTCCAAGTTAGATTCAATCTAGGATCATAATATAAATTCTTGATTCTAATCTGAGAAGTTGAAGTAATTCCAATGTCATTACCAACTGCAAGTGCAGTACCAGTATTAAAGTCTCTAAATTCAACCTTAACAACATTAGATCCATCAAAGACAATATTATCAATCTGGTTACTAGAAATATTAGAGAAGTAGTTAGAAAGAATCCATGCAATAGATCCATTCTTACCAACTTCAGATCCCTTGAATAGAATATCACCAGGTGCAGGGAGTACACCACCATAAGTGATGAACTGTGCATTATTAATTCTAGTACCACCTTCAGCAATTAATGGAGTCTGGTTAGGAGTAATATTAGATGCAATACCTGCTACGGTATGTGTCTGGAACATGTATCCCTGACCATTACCTCTAGAATTGAATCCAAAGATAGCAGACTGTACTCTGTTCTTACTAATTCTAACGTCACCTTTAGTTGGAGGTGAGAATGATGTTCTATCTAATCCCTCATCTTGCTGTTCCTGAGTTACAGGATCTACAGATGATACATTAGAACGAATAATAAGTGAATCACGAGACTGTGTTAGATCTTCATCCTGAACTGCAATGACTACAGGAGATTCAAAGTTACTTACTAACTCACCATCACCACCAACAACTGTAATATTCTGGTTGAATGTTACAGGAGTATCAAAGGTAGTAACTAGACCTCCAATTGTATCATCCTCATCTCCATCGTCATCTAATGTTGCTTGATCAATGAATGTTTCTTCACCAGTGATAGCATTAATTCTCTTATTACC